GGGGGGGTCTCTAAATCCCGTAGGAGGTTAACATGCCTGCTTATCAAGACACACGTTCTACTTCCAAGCTCGCCAATGCTATATTGTGGGAGGGAACAAAACATTCCTCTAACAATAGCGTTACCTGGTATCCTTATAAGGCTCTATCAGTGATTGGCTCTCAGCAGAGTATTACATCTGTGAGAACTACCAAAAGGCCAAAACACCCGGTTTTTGATGGTAATGAGCGTGAAGTTAACTATGTGTCTGAGTTCGATCGTTTCGATCGTGCACTCTCACTCTCTGATCGGCCCGACAAGGGCATAAAGAGAAAAGTTTGGGAATTATGCAACCCAAATCCTTGTGAGATTAGGCAGAATGTTAGAAAGGCTGAAACGAATAGTGCAAGCCTTTCGATGCTGAAATGTAAGCAAAAAGGTGACCCAAGTTGGTCATGGTGGGATTATTACTGGATGGGTGACATTATGGGTTATCTGCTTGCGCAGTATATGCCTATGACACCCTACCAACTCCTTCCAAATGCTGACACGATTTATCGTAACCTGGCTTTATCAAAAGCATACAGCAATCTTAAAGCATCTCCAGTTGGTATAGGAGTGCATATTGCTGAGCTTCGGGAAACGATAGAGATGCTCGTAAATCCTCTGAAGTCGCTGCGAAAATTCCTAACCAGTAATGGCTGGAAGATTTTCTCTGACACTACCAAATTATCGACCGATCTCTGGCTCGAATACCGATATGGCTGGATGCCATTAGTTTATGCGGTACAGAACGGAATCGATGCGGTTAATGGTGTGTTAGAACAGGGTTTTGGTATACATCCAGTACGTGGCGGAAGCCATAAAGCTGTACTAGATACCACTGTTCGTTTCGAGAAAAACGTAGCGGCACAGCTTGTCATCTCAGGCAAGCTAAGGACATGTACTTCCTTGCAAGCAAAGGCCGTTCTGGCCTCGCGGAATGGGTGTACACATGAGAAGTTTCTTGGAACACGCTGGCAGGATCTTCCTGTCGCTGCGTGGGAAGGGATTACATTATCATTTGTCTGGGATTGGTTTTTCAACATCGGTCAATGGTTACAGTCTATCGTACCTGATCCCGATGTAAAGGTTCTTGCTAATTCAGTATCCCTGAAAAAGACGTATGAGCTAACCTTAACACCTGTTTCTTATGGTGTCGGTGCTCAATATGTCAATAAAGGGAGAATTATGGCAAAACACGCACCTCTTAAGGAGGCATCCTACAAAGAGGCCGTGTTAATTAGAACCGTGAATCACCCCGTACCTTCAACGCCTGTTGTTAGGCACCAACTCCTCAGCTTGGCCCGAGTTGCGGATGCGGTTTCATTATTATTGGGTCGACTAATGTCGTTAACTCGACGGAGATAGCGTTATGTCTCTACAAAACGCAAGTATTTTGGCTGGAGCTACTGTTTCAGCTACAGGTGGTACCGCCCAGAACTTCAGTCCTGACGGGGTTTTGGTTAATAAGGGTGTGCATCTGATCGATGCATCGGTGGCTGATTTTCGTACTAGGCCTTCGCTCACTGCGAAGACCTCTCAGCCATCTGTTTTACCCGACGGAAGCTTCTCGAAGGATAACCGCAGTTTAAAGTATGCGGAACCCTTCATTGATTCTAAGGGAAAAATTCAGTACGATACAATCGAAATCACGCGGAGAATGCATCCCGAGAGCTCAGCTGCCAAGGCAACTGGCATGCTCACAAAGGCTGCGCAATTTGCGTTTGATGCCGATTTCACCTCATTTTGGGCAGTAGGCTCCCTGCTGTAAACTTATGCTTTTCAATGTTGCACAAATTTTGAAAGCCTTCGCGTGGTTCGTATTTTCACGAAAGCGCGATGCCATAATTGCAGAAATGCGATTGCGGAAAACCTCTTCCACTGGATCACATCATGAAGAAACAAACAAAAGCCAAGAGGGTGAAAAGTCATCTATTGACGGATCCCAAAAGAGTCATTAAGCCTCATAATACAGACAGTCTTATGCGTAGCATCTGGCTGTCTTTGGTGAGAGACTTCCGAAGAAATCTCAATGACGATACTTTTTTAAGACGGAACGAGCAATCGTTTTCTTCTTACAAGGAGTTTAGGGAAGAACCCTTTCCCTCCAAATGGTGCGTTGAGCCATACCGGTTCAAGTGTATGTACCAGATGGAAAATTTGTTTAAGAGATATATCGATTCCTCAGTTAGCTCAAAGCAACTTGAAACAGATTGTCTGCAGAGTTTCGCAGATTTCCAATCTGAATTAAGGCCTCCTGAAATATCCAGCGTTACTTATCTGGTACTCAGGAAGGCGCGATCGATCATCAAGTCGATCTTAGGTGAGTTCTCAATCACCGAGCTAAATCAAAACGTGAGGTTCGGAAAGCGGGCCAATGTTGGCGTCCCATACTCAAACTCCTATCTGGATGTTAAGATGGAAACGTTGACAGGTTCTTGTGATCATAAGGAGTGGTTTAACCAGTATCTGGCTGAGGATGACCTTCTCAGACATATATGTACGGGGAAGAGCTATAAACACGCTCTATCCTCTACTCCTATAGATTGCCTCACTGCTACAGCTGTTCCAAAGTCTTGGAAGAGCCACCGCATCGTCATGCCTGATACCGTTTTAGGTGCATGCTACAGTGCTGCACTCGGTGACATGGTTTCTGATCGGTTGGCTAAGGTTGGGCTTAACATTCGGTACTTGCAATCTAGACACGCAAGGATCGTCCGTAAAGCTTCTGAACATATGAAGGTAGTTACCTTAGATATGTCTAAGGCAAGCGATCTTTTTACGGCTGAGTTAGTTAATAGATTGTTACCACGCAAGTGGTATAACGCAGCCAAGTTCGGACGTATATCCAATGTTAAAGTTGGAGACCAGACCCTACACCTTAGAAGTTTTATGGCTATGGGTATTGGTTTTACGTTTCCTCTCCAAACTCTCATGTTCTATGCAGTACTCAAAAGTATTGCATTATTAGTCGGTAAAAAAGGTAGGATATCAGTATATGGGGACGATTGTATATACCCCACATCTATGCATAAATATGTGCTTAGTATATTCCCGAAGATTGGTTTTCGGATCAATCAGGATAAGACCTTTTCCGATTTACCTTTCCGTGAATCTTGCGGTGAGGACTCCTATAAAGGGGTGGATGTGAGACCATTTCAACCCGAGCTTGAATTTTCGGGGGATATGAACACAACGTGTTATCGTACTTTGTGCTATAAATTGTTGAACGGCCTGTTGCGTCGATGGGACGTGTCGGAGATCCCGACAACTGTGTTGTATCTATTGAAAGAGATCCTTTCTGTAGACGCAACGCTGAAACTCGTCCCTAACCATTTCCCAGATACATCTGGTTTGCATTTTACATTCGGTTCTACCTCTCTTACTAAGTTATTAGGTTTGTGGGGCTTGACTTGGCACTTTCCCATTAGTGCCCCAGTGTGGGATGCTCAATTCCAGTGCTATCGATTCTGTTTTTGGACAGAGGTAGCAAAGGATAGATACGTACAACGTATCTCGCCTTATTATTGGGAATCTCTGAGAATTCTCTCAAAAGGAGATCTACAGAGTTGGTCTGTCTACGATCGGATCCAAGATAGCCACCTCGTCCGCTGGATAAAACCAAGAGACTTGGGTAGGCGTAAGAATATGTCGTATACCGGTATTAATGGTATGCGTCATACCCATCTAGATCCTATAGTCGCACGTAAAGGTACAACACGTACGCTGCTGCAAACAGGTTCCTTTTCATAAGGTACTTCTGGG